ATAGCTTTGTATTTAAATAACGAGGAAGAAAATGATAGATGATAAAGTAGGAGTTAAACCTTATTTAGGTATTAACATTAATTACAATAAAGAAAAGAAACTAGACCGCTTTAGTTTAGATACACTTAAAGATAGATACCTCTATCAAGAGGAAGGAGAAACTTATGCACAAGAAGCCTTTGCAAGAGCTGCAGTCTTTGCTTCAACATTTAAAGGACACACCGATTTCGAGCTTGCTCAGAGACTTTATAACTACTCTTCCGATTTATGGTTCATGTTTAGCACTCCTATTCTTAGCAATGGGGGAACTAATCGGGGTTTACCTATTAGCTGTTTTCTCAATTACGTACCTGATAGTCGTGATGGGTTATCTTCTCATTATGATGAAAACATTTGGCTTGCAAGTACGGGTGGAGGTATTGGTGGATATTGGGGAGATATTAGAAGTAATGGCATCGCTACTGCTAACAATAGTCGTTCTACTGGTTCAATACCATTTATGAAAGTTGTTGACTCTCAGATGTTAGCCTTTAATCAAGGCATAACACGTAGAGGGTCTTATGCTGCCTACATGGATATTGACCATCCGGAGATAGAAGAGTTTATAAACATTCGTAAAGAATCCGGGGGCGACATAAATCGTAAATGTCTCAATCTACATAACGGAATCAATCTAACTAATGAGTTCTTACAAGCAGTAAAGAATGATGATGACTGGAGACTGATTGACCCTAAGACGAAAGAAGCTGTCAAGATAGTTAGTGCTAGAGAGTTATGGTGGCAGATATTAAATGCTAGAGCAGAAACAGGTGAGCCTTACATGGTCAATATTGATAACTGTAATGATGCTTTACCTAAGTCACAGAAAGATTTAGGGTTAGAGATAAAACAAAGTAATCTTTGTTCTGAAATAACATTACCTACCAATGAAGAAAGAACCGCAGTCTGTTGTCTTTCCTCAGTAAATCTAGAGCACTTTGATGAATGGTCCAAAGATGAGCAGTTTGTTGATGACTTAGTAACCATGCTTGATAATGTTTTACAACATTTTATTGACAATGCTATTGACACATCTGAAATTGGGGAGTATAATGCTAACTACAAACGCTTTTCTAATCATGTCAAACCCGATAAAAAATCATTTACTAAAGCTGCATTCTCAGCTTACAGAGAAAGGTCTATCGGGTTGGGTGCAATGGGTTTTCACGCTTACCTCCAACGTAAAGGCATTCCTTTCGAGGGTATATTCGCAACTGGTTTTAATTACCGAGCTTTCCAACACATCAAAGGAAAGGCTTTGGATGCTACTAAAAGACTTGCCGAAGAACGTGGTGAAGCTCCTGACGTACATGGTAGCGGGCATCGTAACGCTCATCTTCTGGCTGTTGCTCCTAATGCCAGTAGTTCTATTATATGTGGTGGCACTTCCCCTAGTATTGAACCCTATCGTGCTAACGTATATACGCACAAAACTTTATCCGGTTCTTACCAAGTTAAGAATAGAAATCTAGAGAGTCTTCTTAAGAAAAAAGGATTAAAAGCTAAAGAGCTTGAGCAGGTCTGGAAAGACATAGCTGCTAACGAAGGGTCCGTTCAACACTTAGATATTCTTGACGATAAAGAAAAAGAATTATTTAAAACCGCAAATGAAATTAACCAAATCTGGATAGTTGAACATGCGTACAAAAGGCAGGAGTTCGTTTGTCAAAGTCAAAGCGTCAATCTGTTTTTTGTTTTCCCGAAGGCAACTGAGCCTCAAGAAATACATGACGAATACTTACAGTATGTCAATGATGTTCATTGGTATGCTATGCATACGTTGAAGTCTTTGTATTACTTTAGGTCAGATGCTGCTAGAACTGCAGAGAATGTTAATATTAAAATACCTCGTATAAGATTAGAGGAAGTGGATTGTATAGCTTGTGAAGGATAAAAAGTTTAGTGAGTTTTGTAGACGCATGTGGTTAGACCATTGCGATGAAAATAAAACACCCTTCTCTATCACCTACACAGAACAAGAATATAAAAAAGAATTTAACAAATGGCTACTACAAAAGTATGCTGAAGAAATGGAGAATAAATGAGTATACTAGGAACAAGAGAACATTATAAACCCTTCGAATATCCTTGGATGTTTGATTACTATGTTCTACAAAATCAAATGCATTGGATGCCTGAATCAGTTCCTTTACATAATGATGTCAAAGACTGGCAAGAACTTAGTAAAGAAGAAAAGAATCTATTAACACAAATCTTTAGATTGTTCACACAGTCAGATGTAGATGTTGGGTCCGGGTACGTAGACAAATACATGCGTATCTTTAGAAAGCCTGAAGCCCGGATGATGATGACTTCATTTGCTAACATGGAGTCTATACATCAACATGCTTACAGTCTTTTACTGGATACTGTTGGTATGCCTGAAATAGAATACAAAGCTTTTGCAGAGTATGAAGAGATGTCTGATAAGCATGATTACGTTGGAGAGTTTAAACCCACATTAAAAGATAAACAAAGCATTGCAAAAACTCTAGCAGTCTATTCAGCGTTTACGGAAGGCTTACAACTCTTTAGTAGCTTTGCTATCCTATTAAACTTCCCTCGTTTTGGTCGTATGAAAGGCATGGGTCAAATAGTTACCTATAGCATCCGGGATGAATCTATGCACGTAGAAGCTATGACAAAACTGTTTAGAGAATTTATTCAAGAACATCTAGACATCTGGACCGATGACTTTAAAAAAGAAATTTATGAAATCTGTAGGAAGATGGTAGCTTTAGAAGATAAGTTTTTAGATTTAGTTTTTGATATGGGTAATTTAGAAGGGCTTACAAAGAAAGATATGTATGCTTACAATAGATACATAGCGGATAGACGCTTACTTCAACTAGGGTTAAAAACAAACTTTGGACAAAAGGATAATCCTTTAGGTTGGATAGATGAGGTTATGGGAGTAGAACATCAAAACTTCTTTGAGGGCAGGGCTACATCGTACATGAAAGCAGGTCTCAGAGGAAAACAAAATATAATTACATTTAACGAAATTAAAAATGAAGACGAACAAAAAGTCGAAGGAAGCTAATCTAATAAGTTGGAAGCTTTGTATTGACTCTGAAAATAAATTGGTTACTGAACTAAGTTCTTTCCCTATCGAATATATTGACCTCTTTCATCAAGAAGATAGATTAGTTATTCTAAAAGCCTTACAAGAAGCAAGGACTGCTTTAGAACCCCTACATAAAAGTATAGAAGTTCAGCTAGATGCAACCTTTTAAAGATAGCTACAATGGAGCGTAAATAGTTATACTTTCTTCTTTCCCTTTAACTTTTATTGCTCCAAGTTCTTTATATACCCATTGACTCGGTAGTTGCAGAACAGTCGCTCTAGACATAATAGTTTTGTTTTCTATGTATTGTCCTCTTCCTGCGGTTGCTTCTAATCTAGCTGCAAGGTTGACTGCATCCCCGATAACAGAGTAATCAAATCTACTTTCAGACCCCATGTTTCCGACAATACATGTTCCTGTATTAATCCCGGTTCCTACATTAATGGGAGGTAGACCTCGTTTTTCGTATTCTTCTTGTAAGTCTCGGATTGCTTCTTCTATTTCTATCCCTGATTTAACTGCCATTTCCGCATGGTTCTTACAGGGTAAGGGAGCATTCCAAAATGCCATAATACAATCTCCCATATATTTATCTATCGTTCCACCGTTATCCAAAATAATATTTGTCATCTTATTTAAAAACTCATTCACTAATAATACTAAACCTTCCGGGTCATCTTTGTTTTTATAGTGTTCAGATATAGGAGTAAATCCACAGATGTCCATAAAAAGAAACGTCATCTCTCGTCTTTCACCACCTAACTTTAAAAGCTCTGGATTCTTTTGTAGTAACGCTACCTGCCTCGGGTCAAGATAAGTTTCAAATTGTTTTTTTATCTGTTGTCTTAGTTTAAATTGTTTTCTAAAGTTTAAATAAAATTGTTGGGTTGCAACAAAAAGCATTCCGATTAAAGACCACGTCACATCTATCAAATAATTTAATCCAATAAGATGCAGTCCTAAGTAGCCTACCGAAGACATTGCAAAAAAGACTGCGACTACCCCACTAGTCATACCTAGAAAGTTTATTAGAAACGCAATACAGAGCCCTGAGAGGCATAATAATAGTAGTTCTACTAGTAAATGATAGTCAGGTATTTGCGGAGTATCTAGTAATATGGATTCTGCTAGGGCTGCTTGTATTTTGTGAGGTTCTAATAAGCCTGTTGGAGTAGCCAACTGAGGCATAATGCCCTTTGCAGTAAAGCCAACAAAAACAAACTTACCGTTTACATCCATTTCTTTAAGAGTTGTTTGAGGTGTATCAACCCAACTTACCCACTTACGACCAAGACTATCCGTAGGTATAGGAGGTAGTCCTCTTACTCTTACCATCTCTATACCATTTTCATTGGTTACTATTTGATACGTAGTGCCTCCACCTAAAATCTTTAGAACCTCTGTGCCAAAAGAAGCGACCCAACCATTAGGAGTCTGTTGTAAAAGAGGTAGTTGCCTTACTAAGTTATCTACATCTACGTTTGCTGATATAGCTCCTTGACTTGC